GGTTGGGCATATGATGGTCATCCAATTTATGGTCCTTATGGATATGCAGATAAAGAAGGTGGTGCAATAAAAAGATTACAATCTAGCTACAGTTTGGATCTAATCCCAAATAGACCATCTACATCTCAATTCCCAGCGGGAATATTTTTAGAAGATTATAATTATGTTGGAAATGGAGATTTAGATATTCATAATGGAAGATATTGCAAAACTCCAGAATATCCAGATGGTATTTACGCCTATTTTGCAACTATCAATTCTACCATTGAATCTAGTGGACCACTAAACGGATATAGAAAACCTGTATTCCCATATGTTATTGGAGATAGTTACAAGTCTAAACCAATTTCTTACAATTTTGAGAGATTATCCAATACATTATTTTATAATATTAATGATAGTTCTTGGATTAGATATACAGGTCACTTGGGTCTTCTCAATACGAGAACAAGATATTCTGGATTCTTGCAACCAGATGATTTCTCCGAAGGATTTACTAAAATCGAAGATGTTAGTACTGGACAGGTAAATGATCTAATAGTTGTGTCTTCTGGAGATAACTATTCCCTTTCTGATCAAATTTTCTTTGATAATCAAAACACGGGAGGTTCTGGTGCATACGCACAAATCTCAGAACTGGGTGGTAAGAAGGTTGATAATATCCAATATAATGAATTTGTGTTAGAAAATGTTCAATTTTCTCCATTCAAGAGTGATGGAAGATTTGTTGGTTTTGGTAGCACATCTCATGGATACAAAGATGGAGACATAGTATCTATTCAAAATGTTAATATTTTATCAACTCAATTTGGTAAAACATATCCAATCGGAGTTACTACAAATACATTAGTACTTTCAAATACTATTGGTGATGCTACAGCATCTGGAATTGTTACTTACTTTAATGTATCTGGAAATCTAACATTCCCAACATTATCTGTAAATGATCTATATTTGATTGATTCTGAGTTAATCAGAGTATTGAATGTATTCTCTTCAGATTCAAGAATAAAAGTACAAAGAGAAATAAATGGAGTTAGTGGTGTTCATACTACTGGGGCAGATCTTAAAGAACAGACTAGAAAGTTAACAATTAATACTGGATTCTCTACATCTACAGAGTATAGTTTAGATAGAACTTACTACTTTGATCCTAGAGAATCTGTAATTATACCTGCAGAAAACTTACTGATTTATTCTGATCCTGTTCCCACTGGCATTAGTACACAATGGGATTATTATACTGTTGGAGTCGGAACAGGAAGTGTTGCATACTATAATGCATCTTCTCCTGATGGGTCTTTAGAGGCAGCTAAAGTATCTTTTGGTGCAACTACAGGTAATGCTGATGGATTTGGTCTTCAGTATTCCTCTGTAGGTTTATCCGCTGATGATTATGTTGCATCTGTTTTCTTGAGAGGACAGAATGGTGGGGAAGAGATTTATATGATCCTCGACGATGGACTAACATACCATAGTCAAAAAGTTACTGTAACTAGTGATTGGAGAAGATATTCTCTTCAGGCATTTACCAATGCTGGTCAACATACGTTTAAGATCGGTACTCTTGGAACACAAACTCTCACTTTGAATAGTTCCCCTACAGTATATGTTTGGGGTGCTCAAGTAGAGCAAGGTGTTTTGATGAGTACGTATTATGGCACTCAAGGAACAGCTCTTACGAGAGTTGAGTCTAAGTCTGGACTTCTCTATTTGTCCAATACTGGATTATCTCAGGAATCTCTTATTCGCACAAATGTAAATACAATTTATCTTCCAGGTCATGGATTTAGAACTAATGATCTTCTTACATACAATGTTGGATCTGGAGGAACAGCAATTAGTGTAAGTATTGCATCGACAACGTTCCCCTTGGAAAATGACGAAAAACTTTATATTGCTGCATATGATAATGATTTTATTGGAATATCCACTCAAAAAGTTGGTGTGGGATCTACTGGTGGATTTGTTGGTGTTGGATCTGATCCTTTAAAACTATACACATTTAGTGACTATGGTGGCGGAGAAATTCATAGTTTTACTACGAATCAAGATCTAACAATTAGTGGTGATGTTTACAAAAAGACTGCAACAGTTCATACTGAGGTTGAGCACGGACTATTAGATTCTGATTTAGTTAAAATCAATGTAATTTCTGGTATTCAAACATCAATAACGATTGCATACGATGATCTTAACCGTCGTATGATTGTCAATCCAAAGAATTTTATTGACAGTGACGTTGATATCAATAGAAATACTATTAACATTCCTGAGCACGGGTTTAGAAATGGTGAGAAAGTAATCTTTAACTCGGCATCTCCTCCACAAGGACTAGTTAACTCAAAAATTTATTATGTTATTAAGTTAGATGATAATACAATTTCTTTATCGGATTACTACTATGAAGTAATTTCTTCAGATAAAGATGTTCAAATTGTTGACATTAGTACTCAATCATTTGGCAAACTTAGTTCTATTAATCCAGAGATAACTGGAGTTAGAGACTCTACAGTTATATTTGATTTGTCAGATCAAACTCTTACTGCAAATTCTTTACCAGCATTTAACTTCTCATTATATACTAATGAAGAGTTAACAGATGAATTTTTCTATGGTGAAAAAATAATTCAAACTTTTGACTTCCTTGGTGGAGAAATCCCAACAGATGTTAATACATTTGCAGTAAAAACATCTGGAATTATTGGTGAACCAGGAGCAAAATTAGAATTAATTATTAGTGATTCTGTTCCAAATAACCTTTATTATACTCTAACGCCAATTGAATATAATGGTGCATCTGAAGACAAGTTAGGAATTATTAATGATAATTTTAACATTAAAAATTCTAATAAGTTGTCAATTATTAATAGTAAGTACAATGTTACTACACGTATTGCTGGCGTAACTACAACTAGCTTTGATTATACTCTTAGAGAGACGCCAGAAAGACATATATATCCAAATAATGAAGCAAAAATAACTTATAGCACTACATCAACAACTGCAATTGGTCCTGTTGATAAAGTTGTATTGGATTCTATTGGTCGTGGATATAGAACCCTCCCAAATGTCAGCAAGATTGTTAGTGCTGGTGGAACAGGAGCAATCTTCTTGCCCACTAGTACAACGATAGGAAAAGTAAACTCTGTTGTACTAACTGATATTGGATTTGATTATCCACCCGACAAAACACTTCGTCCTATTGCACAATTCCCATATACTTATAAAATTGAACCTCTATCTAAATTCCAATCCATTAAGATTACAAACCCAGGTGTAAACTATTTCATTCCACCACAATTAGTAGTTCTTGACGGATTTACTGGAAGAGTAAATACCGAAGTTTCTCTTGATTATGATATTGGTGATACTGAGGTAACTATTGTAAGAAATACTACTGGTCTTTACAACGTAACTCCAAAAATTCTTCCAGTTAATAATCCAAATGGAGTTAGAATTCAGGATATTTCTTATAATAGCGGTACTAATGATGTTGTAATTGGTTTTGCGGTTACTTTTAATAGCACTGCAGATTATCCATTCACAGTCGGAGATAAAGTAATTGTTGAGAATACAAATACTGATACAACAGTATCTAATCCAAAGGGATTTAATTCTGCAGACTACGGATATGCTTTATTTACATTGACTGCAGTAGATCCAGATTTAGGGGGAGACAATCCAACAATTACATACAATTTAAGAGATTATTTAAAACCTGGAGAAAATCCAGGAAATTTTGATAGTTTTGATTCTTTTGGTACTGTAACTCCAGAATCTTACTTCCCATTATTTGATATTGAACTAGAAAAAGATTCGTTTAGAGCAGGTGAGGTGATTATTGCTCAAGATGATAATGTAGGTGTTGTTCAATCTTATGATCTTAAAAATGAATACCTGAGGGTAAGATCAAAGATAGCATTTAAAATTGATGATCTCATTATTGGTCAATCTTCTCAAAACAAGGGTCTAATTTCTTCTGTTGATGGTATAAATTCAAAGTATTTGATTGGATCAAATAGTATTACTAGAAAGGGATGGTTGAGAGATACTGGTAAATTGAATAGATTCTTCCAAAGAATGCATGATAATGATTACTATCAATATTTCTCATACTCAGTTAGATCTTCTATATCATATGAGAATTGGAATCCTATTGTAAGTAATCTCAACCACACTGCTGGATTCAAGAAATTTAGTGAGTTGGTTATTGACTCCTATGATCCAACCATAACTGGTATTCAAACATCTCAAGATTTAAATAGCGTTATTGCAATTTCTGACTTGACAAATGTTGTTGATGTAAACACAGTTAGAGACTTTGATATTGGAAGAGAAAAGAGTATTGATGTTAGTGGTAAATTAGTATCAAATGAGATTCTATTTAATTTGCCGTTCCTTGCACAATATCAAGAGTTCATTGGTAATAGGGTATTAACTATTGATGACTTTAGTGATCAGTTTGATGGTGAACGGAGAGGATTTGAACTTTTTACTGACAATAATCCAATCTTTGAGATTGAGTTTGATGGCAGTGATTCTAACCGCATTTCGGTTGGAGAGGGAACTATTAACATTACAAATCATTACTTTGTAAGTGGTGAACTTGTTGAGTACATTCCGCCAGGGAATAATAGAGCAAACGCTATTCAAATCCAAGAGACTGATTTTGGAGTTGGTATTGGAACTACATCTTTACTGCCTTCTCAATTCTATATCATCAAACAGGATAATCAAAAAGTTAGAGTCGCAACTTCTGCAACTAATGCACTTCTGTTTAACCCTATTGGTGTTGGATTAACTGGAGTTGGTATTGGAACAACACACATTTTTAGAGCAATTGAACCAAACAACAGACTTCTTGTTACTATCAATGGCACTATTCAATCTCCAATGGTTGGAAGTGCAGTAACGACTGCATTGTCTGCGAATGTTGGAATTGGGTCAACTCAAATTGATGTTGTTGGTATTACATCGATCTTTAGTGGAGATCTCATTAGAGTTAATGATGAGGTTATGCTTGTAGCAGGATCTGATGATCTTAGCAATACATTAACAGTTAGAAGAGCATGGATGGGAACTGATGAAGCATCTCACAGTTCTAATGAAGTTATAACCAAACAGGTTGGCAATTATAGTGTTGTTAGAAATGAACTACACTTTATTGAGGGTCCATGGGGTAATTTGCCTGTTGGTCTTGGGACTACAGCACAGGATGCTGGTGACGTTGATTACACTGGTTTAACAACTAGTTCTAGATTTAGCGGTCGTATATTCTTGAGATCTGCACTCAACCAAGCATTCACTACTAGCTTCCTTCCCGCGTATGACAATAACTATGTCTATGATGATATTTCAAATCAATTTAATGGAATCAATACATCATTTACACTGAAGTATAGAGGAAATGACATTGACAATGTTTTTGCAAGTAATACTATTATTCTAATTGATGATATTTTCCAAGGACCTCAAAGACTAGGTAATGTTCTTACCAATATTGAAGGTGACTATAAACTAGAAGCAGGTGGCGGACAATTGAATCTTGGATTTAATGGTGAAGTTACTGATCCATCGAATCATAATGATATTAATGTGAATAAAGTTCCTAGAGGTGGAGTTATTGTCAGTGTTGCTTCAGTTGAGGGATATGGATTCCAACCTTTAGTTTCTGCTGGTGGAACTGCTCTGGTATCTACAGCAGGAACTATTACAAGTATTTCTATTGGTAATACTGGATCTGGATATAGATCTGGTTTGCAGACAGTATCTGTAGGCATCCAAACTGCAAGTTATGGTCCAGCAAATATTACATCTATTGGAATTGCAACTGTTGTTGACGGACATGTAGTTGGAGTTGCAATTACAAACTCTAAGGTCTTCTATGCCCCTAGAGAAGTTGCTAATATTGGATATAGTTCAGTAACTGGTGTTACTACAGTTACAACAACTACTCCACATAATTTACAACTTGGTGCGGAAGTTCAGATTGTTGGTGCTGCATTTACTTGTGATTATTATCCACCAGTTGACGTAACTAATGCACTTTATGATACCACAACTGGTATTATGACAGTTACTACTGGGGTATCTACATTCACTGTAACTGATTTTACATACGATAATATCAGTGGACTTGCAACAGTAACAACATTGGAACCAATGAAGATTGTTCCAATGACTGCAATCGGAAGAAGTTTTAGTCTTGCTGGTCTTGCACTTTCTTGTGTTGGATATGGCAATACAGTTGCGGTTTATGATTTCCAGTACGATAATACAACTGGATTGGCAACGGTATTCACTACCGCAGATCACGGTCTTAGTGCATCTGATGACTTTAAGATGAGAGAACTCATCTTTAGCTGTAATGTTGGAGGTCCCACAGGTTATGGTCAAACATTTACTATCACGCAGTTCCAGTATGACAATGTTACTGGTCTGTCTACAGTTACTACTTCTCAGCCTATTATTGGTGTTATAGGAATTGGAAGTGATATTAGATTAGACAATTTAGAATTTACTTGCCCTGGTGGTTCTGGAATTACTACAACTATCTTCCCAGATGGTACTCAAGGAAATACATTTACAGTTACTAATGTAACTGCATCTGATAAATTCGAGTTAAATGTTGGCATATCTACTATTCAGCATACTTATGTTGAGAATAATGCTGGTCAAGTAACTGCTGGTCTTACAACCACTAAGTTCCCTGATGGATCTCAAGGATACTTCTTTAATGTCAATAGTGTTGGTACAACAACTTCTTTCACTGTAAATGTTGGCGTATCTTCTATCTCTCACGCATATGTATCTGGAGGTGTAATTCAAACAGGTATTACAACTAATATCTTCCCAGGAAATGCTCAAAACTCTCCTCTTGGAGATATTTTTAGCGTTACTTCCGCACCAGACTGGTATACACTTACATTTAATGTGGGAATTTCCACAATTCCCCATTCTTATGTTGAAGGTGGAACCCTAACATTTGGTCATAAACTCAAGGTTGGTACTGACGTTGCACTTACTGGTCTTGCATTCACATGTTCTTATGATGGTGGAGTTGGAATTCTTACTCATCCAAGAGTGAGCGACCCAACATATTGTGGAACACAAGTTACCAGAATCAATGGCATTGATGAATTTGAAATCAACGTTGGTGTAAGCACTGCTGAGTCCTTCTATACTTCTGGTGGTATTGTTGAAGAAATTATTCTTGCTCCTAGACAAATTAATAACTCACCAACAGGTCAAGATCCATCTGTAAATGGAACAGAAATTGTCAAGATTATTGATGATTATTCGTTTATCATAAACTCTGGTACATCTCCATACACCCATTCTTATAAGAGATGTGGTGAGGTAAGAGTTCCTATTGATGTTGTTATTGATGCGCCACTCAATTACTATAATGTACCATTAATTTATTCAGATGGAAATACTGGATTTGGAACTGGCGCAACTGTAGATCTTGTCCCAAGTTTAGACAGTACCATTCTTAATTTTGAAGTTAACAACTTTGGTTATGGTTATGGATCTGGAGAGAGATTAACAGTTGCTATTGGCGGAACAACTGGTATTCAAACTTTTGCAACAAGAACATCTAATGCAGTAGAACCAGTGTCTGATGGTGTCAATACTTATACAGTAACAGATGCAACTTATGATCCAGTATCAGGTGATTCTGTTCTTACCATTGGTATTCACACGCTAACGACAGCAAATACTGTTACAATTGCAAACAGATCACTTTTGTTCAGATGTGCAAGTGATAATTACAGTGCCATATTAGCATATCCTAGACCAAATGTAGACACCAACATTGCAGATCAAAATGTTGGTATTACTTCATACACTTCTACAACAATTACAGTGTTCGCTGGACCTTCTCCAGAGGGGCAGCGATTCCCACATACCTTTGTTGGTCTTGCAACATACAAACCATTTGAATTAACTGTTGATCGCGTATTCCAATCTAAGTTCTCTGGATGGAATGTCGGGGAATTTATTGTTCTTGATAAAATTGATCCATTCTTTAATGGTGCTAGAAGATTATTCCCACTATCTGTTGATGGTGAGAGTATATCGTTCTTTGCTAGATCAAACTCTGGTATTAATCTGGAATCTAACTTACTTGTATTCGTGAATGATATCCTTCAGACACCTGGAGAAGGTTATCAATTTACTGGTGGTAGTACTATTAGATTCACTGAGGCACCAAAGGGTGGTGTTGCTGGATTTACTACAGAAGGTGATACTGCAAAGATCTTCATGTACACTGGTACTCAAACTATTGACGTTCGTACTGTAGATGTTCTTCCTAGTGTTGAAGTTGGAGATGAAGTTCAGCTTTACAGCAATCAGGATACTACATTTACTCAAGATCCTAGACTTGTAATGGACATTAAGGCAGCAGATAAAATTATCACAAATAACTATGCTGGTCAAGGTGTAACATTAAATGAACTTTTTGAAAGACCAGTTTCTTGGTCTAAGCAAAAAGTTGATAAGATTATTGATAATGTCTATATTGGTAAAGATAGAGTATATTACGAACCAGTAATCAACCCAAATACTAATATCATTAGTAATGTTGGAGTTGCAGATAGTTCCGTATACGTTTATGATATTAGACCACTATTTGATAATCCATTTGAAGGAATTTCTGCAACGGATAGATCCGAAGTTGAGATTATATCTCAAGAAAGATTGGAACCAGCAACTGCAACTGCAGTCATTGGTGCTGGTGGATCTATTGCAAATCTCCTTCTCACCAATCCAGGATATGGTTATACTGCTGCTCCAGAAGTAACCATTGCAAAACCATATGGTGATGGTACTCAAGCAACTGGTGGTGCTGTTGTAGGTGCAGGTGGCACTCTGATCTCAGTATCTGTAGGTGCAGGTGGAACTAACTACTTCTACGGTCCACTGTCCTCCATGACAGTGAATCAACAAGGTTCTGGATTCCCACCAGTTAATACCTCAAATAATGTATTCAGAGGAGCTAAACTTATAAGTGAAACTGGTGTAGGTAGAGGAGCAGTTGCTGATATTGAAATTAGTACATTAAACTTTGAAGTTGCTTCTGTCAGTATTAAAGAGGGTGGAGCAAACTATCAGGTTGGTGATATCTTATTCGTAGATACCTATGATAACGTAGGTTTGGCAACAACATCTAGGCAATTTGCTCTTACTTCACCTATAAAATTTGCTGTTGCTAGTATTGAATCTCCTCCAGTACTGATTGCACCACCTCAGAGGAGATTAGAAGAATTTAGATTTGTCACTTATGAGGGAGATTATGGACTAGTTGTTGGTGTTGGAACAACTGTTATTGGTGCAGGTACTAGTATTGGTGCAGTCTTTGATCTATACATACCCATGGATTCTGAGATAAGACGTGGCTTAAATATCACTCTTCCAGGAATTACGACTGGTGACTTGTTCAACTTAACTAGAACCAACTTTGTAAGTGCTGGTCAGACATCACTCAGTGCTGATGGTTCTGTAATTGGTATTTCTACACTTCATGGTGATATGACTTATGAGTGTATTGACTACTATACAAAACAATCAGTAATTCCTGCAGGTATAAACGGACTTGGAACAACTGTTGGATTTGGAACAACCGTTACATCAGTTGTTGTTGCTCTCCAAAGTGCTGGTTCAAATAATGTTGTTGGTCTTGCTACAACTGCACTATATGGATACTACACATGGGGTAAAGTTGGTCTTCCAGTAAGAATTAAACCTCAAACCTGGACAGCAGAGCACAATGGGTCTCAATCTGGTATTGGAACAAACCCAATATTAAGGCGTAAAAACCCACTCAAATATCTTGGTTACATTACCTGATAAATAGATCATAGAAAAAGTTCTTTCAACAAATGGCAGCAATTATAACTGACTTATTGAGAGTAAATAACGCTAGGAACTTTATTGAGAAAATTAGGGACGCTAATAGATCGTACTATACGTTTATTGGTCTCCCTAATGCCTCAGAAGTTGCTTCGTCGTGGGATACTTCTCCACCCGCTCCAAGAGATTGCTTCGATGATACCAATACTTATTGGGACACGATGCTTGCTCTTAAGAAAATTTCTGCCGATGACATTCGACCTGTTGTAAGAAAAATTCAATGGGCATCTGCAACTATCTATGACATGTATCGTCATGATGTAAATCGCAATAATTTGTCCAAACCGTCAAATAAAACAAGCTTATATGCATCAAACTATTACATTGTAAATAGTGAATTTAGAGTTTATATCTGCTTAAACAATGGTGTTGATCCAGAAAACCCAAATGGAAAACCATCTCTGGACGAACCGTTATTCACCGACTTAGAACCAAGAGCTGCTGGTACTAGTGGTGATGGATATATTTGGAAGTATCTTTATACTATTAGTCCCAGTGATGTTATTAAATTCGACTCTCTGAATTTTATTCCACTCCCAGTTGATTGGGAGACTAATGCAGATTATCAAACTGTTAGAAATAACGCAACTACAAGTGGACAATTAAAAACTATTATTGTTACAAATAGAGGTTTTCTTGTTGGTCCGCCAAACTCAACTTACTCTAGAGTTCCAATCAGAGGTGATGGAGAGGGTGCAGAATGTACTATTGTAATTAATAATGACTCAAAAGTTGAGTCAATCACCATATCAAATGGTGGTAGTGGATATACTTACGGAAGTGTTGATTTGGTTGGAGGAAATGTTCCGACAGGATCAACAACACCAACTTTTGATGTTATCATTCCACCTCCAGGTGGTCACGGAGCTGATGTTTATTCGGAACTTGGGTCTACTAATGTTCTAATTTACTCCAGAATTGAAAATGATGAACAAAATCCAGACTTTGTTACTGGAGCATCTGTTGCAAGAATTGGTATTGTAGAAAATCCAAGAGGATTTAAGTCTAACACAATTTTAACTGATGATAGAGCAAGTGCTCTATATGGTCTTGTTCTTAAAGGTCAAGCACCAAATCAAGATGACTTTAAGTCAACCACATTTGAACCAAATAGTGTTATTACACAAACGGTAGGAACTGGTGTCACTGCTGTTGGTAGGGTTATTTCATACAACGCGCAAACTGGAGTGTTGAGATACTGGCAAGACAGAGCACTTGTTGGATTTAATACCGATGGTACGCAAAGATCAAATCCCGAGTATGGATTAGCGCAAAACAAATTTACTTCAACTCTCCTTGCTGGAGGATCATTAAAAATTGTTGGTGGAAGTAAAGAGTTGTTTATTGATGAAGGATTCGGAACTGATACCAATCCAGGTATTAGTACCGTCATAAATAATAGGACATACTACCTGGGACAAACTTATATTAAGGGTGTAGCAGATCCAGAAGCAGAAAAGTATTCTGGAACCATACTTTATGTTGATAATAGACCATCTATTACTAGGTCAGTAAACCAAAGAGAAGATATCAAAGTTATTTTGCAATTCTAAAGGATTATGCCACAAGAAACTAATCTCAACGTATCTCCTTATTTTGACGACTTTGATCCAGCGAAGAATTACTACCGAGTATTATTCAAACCTGGTCTACCAGTCCAAGCAAGAGAGTTAACGTCGCTTCAAGCAGTTCTTCAGGATCAAGTTGAGCAGATTGGAACTCACTTGTTCAAAGAGGGTTCTATTGTTATACCTGGACAGATCAATTATAATAACACACTTTTTGCTGTAGAAGTTGAACCAGAATACTTAGGTATTCCTATTGAGAATTATGCAGACGATCTTGTAAATGTATATATTAGAGGACAGAACTCTAATGTATTGGCAAAGATTGTTTTCTATGAAGGAACAGCAGCATCTGAGCGTGGATATTACACATTCTTTGTAAGTTATGTTGGTGCTGGCAATAACGGAAAAGATACTTTTGATGATGATGAGACTCTTCTTTTAGAAGATAATTTATCTACGGCAGTTGTAAACTTCCAGAGTGGTCAAGGATTTGCAAATACAGCACCAATCAATTCTACCTCTATTGGTTCTGCAGTATTTTTAACTGAAGGTGTATATTTCCTCCGTGGAACTTTTGTAAAAGTTCCTTCTCAAACTCTTATTCTTGATGCACACAAATCTGACCCATCTTATAGAGTTGGACTTGAGATTTTTGAAGAGGTAATTTCTTCTGGTCAAGATAATACTCTTACCGATAACGCAAAAGGATTTAATAACTATGCTGCTCCTGGTGCAGATAGACTTAGAATAAGTGCTCTTCTTGCAAAGAGACCTTTAGAATCTGACAAGAGTGAAAACTTTGTTCAGTTAATGCTGATCAGAGATGGTGACTTACAACATATTCAAGATAGAACACAATATAACGAGATCGCAGAAGAACTTGCTAGAAGAACCTATGATCAATCTGGCGACTTTTATGTAAAACCATTCTCTATTCATGCTAGAGAATCTCTCGATGATCGTAAAGGTAATAATGGCATCTTTACAAAAGATCAACTAACATACAATAGTAATATTCCCAGTCCAGATTTGGGAACCTATAAAATATCTCCAGGTAAAGCATTTATTCGTGGTTTTGAAGTAGATTCTGGAACAGTCCATTATCTTGATTTTGAAAAGACTCGATCCATTAAAACATTAAAAGATCAAGCAGTTAACTACTTCACTGGTCCAACTCTAACTCTTAATAGAACATTTGGTGCTCCCAGAATTGGATTTAGTACATCTTCGACAATCAGTCTTAGAGATTCTAGAATTGGAGTAACAAGCACAACTGCTGCTGGTAAAGAGATTGGTATTGCTCGTGTATATGACTATGCATTGGAGTCTGGTTCTTACTCTAGCGTAGCGTCTGATATTAATGAGTGGGATATCACACTATATGATATTCAACCATATACTGAGATTAGTCTTAATCAAGCAACTACATTAAATGTACCTACTTATATTGAAGGTAAATCTAGTGGAGCTACTGCTCATTTAAGATATAATAGCACTACTGGTATTGTAACTGCTTATGGTACTAAAGGTTCTTTCTTAAAGGGAGAAAAATTAGTATTTAATGGTGTTGATGATGGGAGAATCTCAACAGCAGTTACTGAATACAGCATGGCTGATGTAAAGTCGCTGTTTAGTAATGTTGGTGCTGCTCAAACCTTTAATTCTGACGTTAAACAGTATTCTAAGTTAGAATTTAGTGGTATTACTATTTCTCCTAAGTCTGGAACTGCTCCAGGAATTTCTACTGTAACATCTTCTGAGCAAGTATTTACAAATCTTGTTAAATCTGGAGATTTAGTATCGTTTACAAATAGTTTACTTGGCAATACTTCGGTTAAAACTTATGCAAAAGTTGATAGCGTTACTGACGCTAATAATATTATCATCTCTGGCATTACTACAGTACCACTTATTAATGACGGCGGTTTGCCAACCGCAAGCATTAATCCCTCAGATTTTAAGATCGTCGGATCAAGATTCCAATCCTCAACCGACAATACTTTATACACTCCTCTGCCAAAAGAGTTCATCTCCTCAGTAGACCTTACAAAATCAACTATCTCTATTAAGAGAGAGTTTAATGTAACTATTACCGCAAACGCAACGAATACTATTCAAGCGGGAGAGAATGAGACTTTCCTTGCATATGATGAAGAACGTTATGTTCTTATTAATGCTGAAGGTGGATTTGAAGAATTATCTGCAGATAAATTTAGATACACTAATGGTGGTAGGGAGTTAAGAATTTTTGGTCTTAGTTCTACTGGATCTGGGCGTTTAATTGCAACTCTCAAGAAGACCAATGTAACTAATAAAGTTAAAAATTCTATTAAGACAAATTCTATCCTTGTTAATAAATCCAAATTATCATCTTCTGGTATTGGATCAACTACTCTCAATGATGGTCTTACTTCTGGATCTTATGGATATGGTCTCAGAGTTCAGGATAAAGATATTTGTCTCCTCGAACCAGATGTAATTAAAATATATGGAGTTTTTGAATCGAGTGATACTGGGGAACCTACCTTACCTTCTATTAGTCTGTTCAATCTAAATGGACCAACAGGTAAAACTGATGACTTTGTTCTTGGTGAGGAAATTGTAGGTCAAACTAGTGGTGCCATTGCACTGTATGTTGAAAAACCAAATTCTTCCAGTGCAAGTTTGGTATATCTGAACGATTTACGTTTTGAAATCGGAGAATCTATTCTTACAGAAACCACAGGTATTACTGGAACTATTAATGACTTTGATCAAGGGGATGAAAATATTCTCAATAGATACACTTTAGATTCTGGTCATAGAGAGACTATTGTTGATTACTCTAGATTAATTAGAAAACCAAACGCTAAGGCACCTAGAAGGCAATTAAGAATTGTATTTGAATCTGCAGAATACAATGATTCTACTGAAGGTGATCTGACAACTGTATCATCCTATGATCAGTTTGATTATTGTGATCTTCCACTTCTTAAGGATAATACAAGATTAACTGATGTTATTGATATTAGACCCAGAGTAAGGCAATTTGATTCCAATTCAACTTCAGTATCTCCATTTGAATTCAATTCAAGATCATTCTCTGATGGAACAAACTCTGCTAAAAATATTCTTGCATCTGATGAATCTATTCTGATCACTTATGGTCATTACTTGCCCAGAATCGATAAGATTTACTTCAATCCAGATGGAGGATTCCAGTTACTGAAGGGTGTCGCTAGTGAATCTCCTCTTCCACCTCTCCCCATTGAGAACGCTCTGGAAGTTGCAACAATTAATCTCCCACCATATATCTGCAATGCGGAGAATGTAAGTATTTCTCTGAAGTCTCATAAGAGATACAGAATGCAAGATATTGCACTTCTGGAAGATAGAATCAAAAATCTTGAGTATTATACTGCTCTGTCTCTACTTGAAGCAAAGACTGAAGCACTGATCATTCCAGATGAAACTGGTCTGACTAGATTTAAGTCTGGTATTTTTGTTGATAACTTTAC